ATTTATTGAACTTGTCATATCTGCTGCTGCTCGTTGTATTCAGATGCCTAAGAACATTGCTCTTGGTGATTCATCTGGACACAATATGGCTACGGCAGCTATCGATATTCAACCTTGGGTCAATAAGGTTAAGATCGATAGAACAGACTTTGAACCAGTCGTTCGTAAAACATTTAAGATGTGGTACGATCGAGCTATACTTGTTACAGATTACATTAGTCCTGCTGCTCGTAGTAGGTTCTCCTATAATCTTAACTACGATATTACGTTCGAACATCCTGATCCAAACAAACGGGCTGCTGCTCGGGCTGTTGATCTTGCAAGTGGAAGTACAACACTAGCCAAGGTTTATACAGATCAGGGATTGAATGGACGACGCGCTTTGGATAGAGAAGCTAGAGACCTTGGCATAACTCGTCAAGAACTTAACTATGCTATTCTATCTGCAAGAGCAAATTTACCAGCTTTACTACAACACTTTTTAGTAGGTGAAGATGAAACAGAAACGACCACGCCACCTAAAAAATAGTGTGGTAGACATAGATGAAGAAGTCGATAATCCAATCGATGAAACATCCGATGCAATAAATGGTTCTAGTTTCTTCCTAAATGCAGCAGCACAAGGAGAGCTAGACGATAAAGGCATACCTAAACTGACATTCCAAGGCTATAGTGGGAATGCGGTTGATCTATCCGATTACGGATTTGATGCACCTGTCGTATACGATATTGCATCGATGTCAATTAACAAGGTTACAAAGATTCTTTATAACCATAGTCCATCAGATGCCATTGGCCATACAACCAATGTTAGAAAGGTGGACAACAATAGTGCTATTAGAGGTAAGGGATTAGCTTCCCTCCCAGGACCAAGTACCACCAAGGTAGTCGAAGGTATTAAGAACGGCTTTCCTTGGGAGGGATCGATGGGGCTGAGAATGCCTAACCCAGAGAAAAACTTTACTTACATTTCAAAAGGAGAGATTAGTGTAAATAACCGAACATTCAAAGCCCCAATCTACGTTGCTTACGACTCAGTATTGTACGAAATGACCGTGACTGAGTTTGGTAGAGATTCAGACACTTCATTTCTTATGAACAAGGACACATTGATGAAAATCAAGAACAATGCAAACAATCCACCACCACTAAAGACAGACGACAAAGATAAGGAAAAGGAAGCTCCTAATCAATTAAACAACCAAAAACCCAAGGATGAACCCAAACATGACGATAAGAAACCTGAACCAGAGGTCGTAGAGAATTCTCTGGATGAAGGTGAAATTACCACCCTTAAGAATATCTTGAACAAACTCGAAGGTAAACCACCTAAGAAACCTGTTCACGATACCGTAAACAATAACGGTGGTATCAAGAAACTTGATAGTGAAACGGTACGTTTCTATAAACTATCGAAGATGTTTCCCGATAACATGGACTTGGTTATCGACGGTATGGAAAAGGGTCATGATGATGAAACCATTACCAACAGCATCCGGTTGAAGAACTTGGATGATGACCTATACACACCACCTTCCCCAGAGCGTAAGCAACAGAGGGAAAACCAAGACCTGATCCGTATGTCATTGGCATTCGGTAACACTCCTGAATTCATGGAGTCCAAAGGTTTCGACAAGAAAGCCATCGATGCTGCCAACAACATGGGACAAGCCAGTCTTGTTGAATTGTTGTTGAAAGTAGCTAATTCATCAGGTGGTCGGTTTACGGGTCACAGTGACGTTGAACAAATGTGTAAACACATTAAGAACGTCGGTTACAGTACCTTCGATCTTCCTCATTTCTTCTCTCAAGTAGGATCATTCCTACGTGAAGAACGATGGAAGATTGCCAAGCCCATTGCTCCACAGATTTGTAAGCAAGGTAGCAATACAGACTTCAAGAAAGCTCGACGTTTCCGTATGTTCGGGGGTCAAGTGTGGAATGAAGTTGCTCCCGATGGTAAGATCGATCTATGGACTGCTGGGGATGAACGGTACTATGATACTAACCTGAAAACCCACGGTGCATTGTTCACCTTTACTCGTCAAGATGTAATCAACGACGATATTGGTGCTCTCAATGAAATGATGGATATCATGGTTGAATCAGCATCGATGATGCCTGATATCGAACTTGGTAAGTATCTATTGGTAGAGACCGAAGAAAACTCCTCAGGTTTCTGGGTAGAAGGAGCTAACAGTATTTATTCTCGTGCATTCAATCGTACCAACTTGGAAACGACTTGGAATGCAATGAGGACATACACTGAACCTAAGGAAGATTTCGGTTGGACCCAGATGTTGGACGATACGTGGAGAATTATCCACGGACCAGCATTGGATATTGCCATCTTCGATATTTTCAAGCAGAGTGTTATTGTAGGCAATACTACAGCTAACACCATTCAAGGTCAGCAGAACTTCTGGTACAACAAGATGGACCCACTCTTGTTCCCACAGATGACTAATACATCTGTATACGGAGCAAGTCCATTCGTTAATGCCGGAACTTGGATTTTGTGGCCTAGGAGCACTCAGTTTGCCCCATACGAAATCACTTATCTTCGTGGTAAGAAAACCCCAACTATTGAAGCAGTCGACTTGCCAGCAGAAATGCTTGGGTTCGGTGTCCGAGGTTATTGGGACTTCAAGATTAACAAACGTGATGGTAGTGCTATCCGTCGTATGACACCTGTAGCCGATGCCGATTAATCCCCTTTAACTAATACGAGGTAACAAATGGGTGTTGCAACACCGAATCGACTAGCCGATCCAGTAATTCTTGAAAGTTACGTGAATCCATGTAATCTTCTTCAAGAAGGTGGATTATTTATCAACTATTTCAATGCCAGCAGTACATTGACGTTACTTGCTGGAGAACCAGTGGTGTACTTAAATCGAGTCTGTATTGTACAAAGGTCTATTCTTCCTAAGAAGATGGGTATTGTACTTACAGATTGGCAGGTAGATGCACTACTGGACCCAACGCACACTGGTGATATTAATATCGGTGATTTAATCTATTGGGACTTAGATGCTAACGCTGTAACCCGAAAGGCTAATTACAGCATGAACTCTACTATCCCCAGTACTACGTACATCGAAGGTATTGGAGCAGCCAGTGCATCAGTTCCAGATAACGGTTTCATCCTAGGTCGTGCAGCAGCAGATTTCCTTGAAGACCCTGCTCCATATCTGGATGGAAGTGGTGACTTGGTAGTAGCCAAAACCGGAAGTAAACGAGTTCGTGTAGTTCCGATTGCTAACTATCCAGTTACGGAATATACGGAATAATGTTCCATGGGACTCATTGAACGAGGACTTAAGTGGCATCAAGACGTTAGACATAAGAAATTGTCGGAAAGTATCCTAGTTGGAGACGAGTACAGTTCAGCTAAAAGACTTGATGCCACTGTGACCTGTTCCGATGACGTAACAACGGCTGAAAACTCTAACGGTAATATTCAATTCTTTACATTTATATTTCGTAGTTGTGATCTAGAACGATTCGATATCAAAATATATCGAGGATTAAAGTTTTGGAGAGGCAAGGATTCTACCACATACTACGAAGTTGTTGTTAAGAATAAACAAATGTTTTACTACGATGATCCCATGAAACGGGACGTTTGTATTTGGACCAGACTTGTAGGAGATACAACAATTGCCCAAAGTAACTGAATTAGTCGACTTCGTTGTAACTAGCCTAAATACCGCTCCAGATGGTACTTGGGACACCTTAACAATAGGAACAACAACCGACGACTATTTAAAAGCTGAAGCAGCACTTGATCCCCTACAAATCTTCCAAACTGAACGTAAAGGTTTATTTGTCTTACCCTACGAAGTCGAATACGATATAGCAGGGTCACAAGGCAGACGAACCATTACTAAACTTATTAAACACCCAGTCGTTGTAGTATGTATGGCTGTGCCATTCTCTGTAACAGACAAAGTGAGAAAAGTAGACGTTTCGACATGGGATGGAGTAAAACCTATACTTCAATTAAGAGAACGTATAGATGACTACCTAACTGGATTACAATGGCCAGGAGCAGCAATACTAAATGTAACAGCTACCCCTCCCCAGGAAATTCCTATGGAAGTTCGATGGTTTAGTTCAGCCACAGAATTTCAACTGGAACTAGCACAATGTCTATAGACGACCGTCACTAAAATATGACTGAAAGGAATAATTTATGGCGGTCAGGATACGTTATTCAGCTAAGACTGTTTACTATTTCCAGAAGCTTGCCAACAAGGTAAAGATAGCTAGAAATAAGTCACTATACAGAACTGCTGCTTTTATTAGGTCTGCTGCAATTCGTTCACTACGAGTTAAGGACGGACCTGGAAAACCTGGGAAACCTCCACATGCACATACGTTGGCTGGTCTAAGAATCATCAGATTCGATGTCGATCCAACGGCTGGTTCAGCAGTGATAGGTCCAGAGAAGTTCAGTGGTTCAAGACAATTCGATGAACCTGTACCACACATTCATGAATTCGGTGGATTGTTCTCTAGTAAGAAAGGCTACTGGAGATATCCTGAACGATCGTTTATGTGGTATACAACGGATAGACTGATTAAATCAGGTAAGATATCAAATGAATTTTTCATAACACTAGCAAGGGTATTGTAGATGCCACAATCAGCAGAATTAACCCTTTGTGATAAGAGAGGAGCCGAGGTCAGTCTATACCTTAATCTAGGTAATGATTGTTCTACTCCTGTCTGGTCTTTCCACAAAGGTGTAACAGGTGACCTAACATTAGGGGAAACCGAAGATAAGGAAGAACGATCCATTCGTGATCCTGCCCAATTGGTTAAACAATATGTAGCAGGGAAGATCGACATCGAAGTTTCTGGGGAACAAGTAATTGACCAACTATATGAAGGTTGTGCATTCTTGAACTCTGCCAGAAATGGTGGTGAACCAATCGATATTGCTGTACTATCTGGGTACATTACAGACGTTGGTTCAGCAGGCTGGAGAGGTAAGTTCCGTAACTTTGATCGTACCATCAATGGTCCAGAATCGGGTGCAGGTTCTCAAGCTTTTTCACTAGCTCCAGCAGCTTGTGTAACCACAGAATGTAAAGTTCGACCAGTTATTATCAACACCCCTGGCACCCTTTACGATTACGACCCATCCGAATTTGAAGAAACAGAGTAGGAAATGTCCCCATGACAACAGTATCAGAACAAATGCCGGATGAAGAACGTCGACGACGTTTGATGCACGGCCTTCGAGCTACTGGCAACGATACGGTAGTAGTTGAATTTGCTCATCTAGCCCAAGCAGTTGGTATGGATGCAGCAGAGAAATTAGCTACCAGAGGAATTGCCGAAACCAACGAATATCAAACATCTCAGTATTCTAGCAAGCTTCGTAAGAAACGTGCTGGTATCTGTGAAGTTGATAGATTAGCAGTCTTGGAAGCGTGTAAACAAGCTACCGAGAAGCACAACAAATCAGTTATCGACAATCGTCTAATGGATGAAAACGAATAATGGTAAGAGCTAAATTTAAATGTGAATCCGTCTCTCCCACCATTAATGATAGTGAAGAAGGATTAGCAAATATTAAGTTATCTGCTGTTATTGACGGTAGTGAAGAAAATAAGGAATTCTTTCGATGGACACCATCAGGACAATTAATCTTGTCATGTGTAAATCCTAACGTCAATAAACAATTCGAAGTAGGTAAGGAATACTACATCGATATATCACCAGCATAACTTCTTTCCCAGGAACAACAAGGTACGGTTTAGGCTGTACCTTGTTTTATTTATAAAGGCACAGAATGAGTACAACACACTTCGAATTTAGGGGTACTAAGTATCCCATCAAGATTACCTATGCTTCTCAAATGGGTGATCTTAAAGACAAACACGGTATCAATCTATTAAAGATATTCGTTAGCAATGATGAAGCTTCACAAGTAATGCAAAATCTTGTACTAGATGATGAAGCAACAATTAAACTTGCTTGGTACTATGTAGAACCAACAGCTAGTTTCCAGTTTGATGAATTCATCGAACATCTAACTCCTAAGACATTAGATCAATTCCGTGAAGCTTTCTGGGATGCAGTAGTGGGTTTTTCCAGTCCCCTCAAGCAGAATCTTCTACGAGACTTGTGGGGACAAATGAAACGAGACCTCAAGAAAGCGTCACTGAGTCAGATGTCAAACGATGCTGTCTCCGATTTGCCTCAAGAGGAAACATTCTAGATAACTTCACTTTAGGTGAAATACTCTACATGGAGAAGGAAGCATCCGATCGGGATCAAACAGCATACGCCTGTTCAGCCCAAAACCCTAAGATGCTTCCCAAGAAAACTGGACCTAGTGATACTAAACAGAAGTTAGTCAATCAGGTATCAGCTTTCGAAGCAGCCTATCAAGCACAACAAAAAGAGGAAGTTTCTTCTTCTACACCTAGAACACCTAGTACAAGAGGATAAAGTGGCCCGTACAAGAATTATAGCTGGTAAAGCAGTTATCTTAATCGATGCTAAGGAAACCATCGATAAGACATTGAATACCATAAGAGCTAAGTTAAACAAATTCTCTAACACAGCAGCCACGATTGGTGATAACCTATTTCGTACTGGGTTTTTCGGTAGCATTGGTAGTGGTCTAGTTCTTAGACAATTTGTTAAGTTCGATGATGTTATTAAAGAACTTCAAGTCAGTCTAGGCTTTCTAGATAAGATGACAGTTCAACAAGAACAATCCCTTAAAGGGCTTATCAACAGAGTACGTGAATTAGGTAAGACTACATCCTACACCTCCCAGGAAGTTGGTGCGGCAGCAGTCCGTTTGGCTAAAGCAGGTCTGGGACCAGGACAAATTGAGAAATCCCTACAGTCTATTTTAGACCTTGGTAGAGGAACATCGACAGCTCTTGATACAGCAGCAGATATGTTTGTAAGAACTATGTCTGCTTTTAGCCTATCTGCTGATGATGCCGATAAGATTGTATCTCAATTTGTTATTGCTACTCAACGTGGTGTGTTAGACCTCGACGACCTCGAAGCAGCACTTCGTTATAGCCAAGGTACGGCAGGTAACTTGAATCAAGAGTTATCTGATATGTTAGCTATCTTGGTTGAACTTTCTAACAAGGGATTGGTTGGCTCTATTGGTGGTACATCTACCAACACAGCTATCCAAAATCTTATTAAGAAGTACAAAGAACTAGAAGGTAGTATCGTAGGATTTAAGGCCGCTATCGACAAAACCGGTAATATCAACGTAGTTGAAACATTACGTCGATTGTTCGATGCTACCAAGAACATGTCACCTATTGAACAAACCAGTTTAATGGGTGATATATTCAATCTTCGTGGTACTAGAGCAGTTCTAGCGGCTAAAGATATTGATCATATCAAAGAATTATCCAGAGTTATCTACGCTGCCAGTAACGAAGCCCGTAAGGGTGCAGTTATTATGGATAGTGGATTAGGTGGTTCTATTCGTAAAGCCACCTCTGCTATTGAAGATATGGCCTTGTCTCTGGGAGATACACTAGCTAAATCCTTGCAAGATGTGTTAGCTACAACCGTAACTCTTACCAACGTCCTTAACCGTGTTATTAGTGATAATCCGGCTATTGCAGCAGGTGTATTGGCTTCACCAGCAATTATCCTTGCAACAGGTGTAGGCTTTATTGCATTGTCCAAAGGATTGCGAATTGCAGCAGCCGCAGCAGGATTATTCAAATCCGCTTACCAACCAATAGCTAATATGATAGCTTACGGTACAGCAGGACAACTAGCTAAGATGAAAGGAATTGGAGGCTCTCTCCCCAGGAGAATGGCTGCTTTAGGTTCTGGAGCTAATGCTTTAGCTGGTGGTGTTGGAAGTGGATTGGCTCAAGTCAATCAAGCCAGAAAGAATGTTGCTTTACGTGCTGCATACGGAAAACGACTATCCCAACTATTGCGTATACAGTGGGCAGAGGAAAAGAAATATGCAAGACTATCAACTCAATTATTGTCCGGCAAGTTAACCAATCGTACATATAAACAACTGTTAAAAGATAGAAATGATCTAGCTATGCAGATGGCTAGAACTTCTAAGGCTATCACTAGAACATCGACAAAACGTGCTAATTTAACTGGATTCGGAACTTTATTTGGAGACCTGATTCGTGGTGGAACTAGAGCAATTCCTACGTTACTCAAACTTACCAGTGGTTTTCTTAAACTACTTAATGGTATCCGTCGTTTTGTGTTTAGCACTTCTGGAATCCTTACAATCATCGAGTTCTTAATACTCTTTGGTAATAAGATTCCATTTATTGCTAATGGATTAACCCGTTTAAGTAATGCTTTCAGTGCATTCTTTAATGAAATAGGTAAATTAGGAAGTGATATAGCTACTGGCCCAGGAGGTTTATTGGGTGTAGCTTTCAAGGCATTTACATCCGGTAATGCAGGTATTGGATTCCAAGCAATTCAAGCCTCATTATCCGCTATTGTTGAACTGGTTGGTGTACGTCTTGTTGGTGCATGGCAAAGATTCAAACAAGAACTAGGTCCAGTATATGATTTCTTCAATAGACTATTAGTTACTGTATTGGCTGTAGTAGATCAAATTACAACAGCTATAGGAGCAATGATAGCTCAATTATCCGGAGGTATTGCAGCAGCTTTACCTACAGTTAATGGAGGTCAAGGCAATATAGCCAAGACCATTGCTACACTAATCCCAACAATTGTATATAGTTTAAGTAAGTTCATTGTCGAACTTGGATATGCTTTAGATAAATTCCTAGAAGGTCTGGCTCACTTGATAGACCAAATTCCTGGGGTAGATATTAAAGGTAATCAATTCGGTGAATTAACTAGACAATATATTCAAGTTATCATTGATAGGATGAAAGCTGATGGTACATATAAGGGTATCGTCAATGCAGCTATGCAAGCGGAAGCAGAAGCACTAGCCAAAGATGAAATGACCAGAGCAGGACAGTCTACCCCAGAGTCTAGACGGGGGGCAGCACTAACTGCACTGGATAGATCATTGAAAGAAGCACTAGATAAAATCAATGCAGCTTTCAATACGACAACTACTAAGCCTGTTCCTGGAATAACTAAGGAACAATGGATAAAAAACTACATTGATGAAAGATTGGTTGGTAAATTCGGAGATGGAGAGGGAAATTCCGTATTCTTCAAAGACCTATCAGAACAAATGAAGAAGTCGTGGATGGAAGCTCTTACTTGGAGTGCAAATGAAGCATTCAAGAAAGAATTTCCCAGTGGATTACCGGCTACTTCCGATAGCAAAGCTGCTGAAATACTAAAGGGTATTCAAGACCTCATTAAGAATCTACAAGGTAGCCTAAATTGGTCAGAATCTATGGATCGTATCCAGGCAGAATATGAAGATTTACATAATAGTGTATCTAGTCGTGCCCGTCCAGAACAGCAGTTCAACCTAGCTACTGATGGTGCTCGTAAGATTGCCCAAGCTATTGTAGGTTCGATACAAACCGTTCAACGTAACTTGGTCGGACCTAAAGTTAATTATGAAAAGCTTCAGTATGAAGAACTTAAGAAGGTAAACCAAAATCTAGGAGCTTTAGATGGAGCCGCCCTCGAATAAAGCAGCCAAGTGGTTAAGTGATTTATCTAAACGTAAAGAGAAGTTCATCAGTTTATTCCCAGAGGACTTCTTGGATCTAAAGATAATCATACCTATTGGACCTGTCAGAACATTTAAGAATGCTAATAATCAAATCTCTATCTTTCAAATCGATAGACAGAGAGCAATTCAAATGTTGGTCAGTTTATATAGGTTTAAGACTAAACCCGAAGCTGCCAAAGAGATAAGAGAACGTCATGGCCTTAACCGTAACTTATGAAGAATCATACCCAGACTCTAGAAGTATGAGTATTGGTACAGACAACTACGACCTCACATATAAGTTCTATCTATGTGGTAACTTTTATGATGAAGCCATAGTTGATGAGGACTATCCTGATCTTATAGGTAAGCAAGATGAACAACAAGTGGTTTTATCCTTGTATTCAATCTTGCCCAACTTTAGGTACGTCCCACTAGCCAACGGTCTACAAGCACGTCTTGTTATCAAGAATATGCAAATAGATCAGTCTACAACAAATAGTTGGATAGTAACTGTACAATACAGTATGCCTGATCCTGGGGAAGACCCTAATGGCATATCTGCTGATCCAGAAGCTGGGCAATGGAGTAACGAATATGTTCAAATAGGATTTAATGTAATAGCTGAACAAGAAACCGTTAAAACTAGCTTAGCTACTACGATAGATATGAGAGTTGGTTCGGGTGATGATCCAATACCTTCATCTGCCGTTAAATACAATATAGGTGAAACGGCAGATGGTGTAGAAGGAGTAGCAACATATGTTAGGAAGTTCGGGTTTAATATAACTCAGTTCTTCTCCCCAGAACGGCTAACGTATGCTTACACCCGTCGTCTATATCGTATGGCAACTATGTTGAATAACGATGTATTCTTCGGGTTTCCTAGATTATCTGTACTGTTCCTTAATTCTAATGCCAGTAGTGACCTATACAACAAAGTACCTGTAACATTTGAATTTGAAGTTAGACCTAATTTCAAGTTCAGCCAAACTGGACCAACCAAACTCTGTCCTCCAGAAGAAGATGATCCAGCCAAGATGTTTGATGTATACAAGGATGAATACTTTGAGGATAGTCCTTCTCTCCCAGGAACAACAGTTCACAGTGGATGGGACGAAGTTGAATATCGTTACTATGAAGCTACAACAGCAGATGAGAAAAACAAATATACTAAGCCTCGAATGAGACTTGTACATAAAATGTATGAACCAACTGACTTCAGCAAATTTGAGTTATAATGGCATCACCAATCGATCCCTACACATGGGAACAAATACAAAAAGCCGTAGAGAAAAGAGATAAGTGGAAGTTATTGGAAATAGGTCGAAGGCTAGCCGACAAACCAATATCTCAACCACTATCTGCTGATGAAGTAGCACATCAAATACTATCTATGGCCCCAGGAAATAGACCAAGCATTGGTCGTTTCATATTAGACCTTGCTAACAAACTACCAGATGATATAGATGAAGAATAAGCTACGAGAGGGTTTTTAGCCTTTACCACTCGTAGTTTAGGTAGGGTCAGGAAACTGGCCCTATTTTTATATCCATATACTTTTACCTTATCATGAAGTCTGAAGCCCTTAAATCGTTGCCCTTAATACCTACACCAATTTGGATTATTATAATTATATTAATACTCAAAACATTAATTATAATATTCATACCGGAGTGAACCAATGAGTAATCCTTACGAATCTCCTAATCATCACAAACAAAAACAGTGGCATAATAAAACTTGTGAGTACATATCTAAGACTTGTACTTATATAATCTGGTTTACCCTATTGGGATTGTGCATTACAGTAGCAGCTTTCTTTATGAGTAAAACATGAAAAGTAAACGTCCTGGGGAAAGACTAGCTGGTGCATATACGGCTGCATGGTATAATTGGGTAACTAGAACCCTTGAAGCCCTTTTACGTGCATACGAAATAAAAACTAAATCTACCTACAGCAATCGTATTCAAGTTAAAGCATACGGTGTAGATGATTTTAGTACCAATCGATTCAGTGCTGTAAACATAGTTGGTCCAATCATTACCGATGGTGATGGTGACGATAAAGATAATACTATGTTCTCTAACATACATCTTCGTGTCGATGACGAATTGTCAGCTACTAATCCCTGGGGTGTAATACAAGGACCAGTTAATTCAGGTTCTACCCCAGACATAGTTCTTGAGGGACTTACGTGGTGTCGATATACACAACGAGAAGATTGGCATACATCCGTAGATTTTATTGATGATGAAATTAAATCATGTGTAGGTGGTCGAGGGTTACTGATACAGAAACAAAAGAGTGGTAGTCAAATAGGACTTATATTCTTACGCCCCAGGCCCACTAGCCACATCGAGGGTACAGTGTATGAATCATTCACTGGTGCTCCTGCTACCTTTAAGGTTACACCAGATGTATTTGCTTCTGGAGAGAAGTTCACACCAGACGATGGATACATAGAAGTAGTTAATAGGATGGGATGGGAAGCAGCAGGATCAGGTGCAGCAGCTCAAGCCATATACGACCCAGAACAAGACGAATGGAAAGGTACACAATTAGAATGTTAACATACTTTAGAATAGACCCAAAGAACCACAACGATAAACTATTCTTAGTTGAATGGTTGGGTGTGTCTGAATTTCAATACATCCATGACAGTCCATACATAACTATTTTAGCAGCTTGGCACCACAGAACTTCATGTTCCTACACTCCTGTATTTAGAGCAGTAGTACAGGCACATGATGAAAATCATGCTTTAGACTCTATTGCTATGGTATTTCCTGGTCAACTAAGAAAGGTTATCCAGCAAATAACAGAACCAACCAATATAGAACGAGATATTGAATTGGATCATTGGGAATGCCAAAGATGCTTCACATGTCTATAGAAGAACTGAGGTAAACATGACGGGCGGTGAAACCAGGCACGTACAGATTTTACGACTGAAAGAAGAAAAATATGACGGGCTTTCCTAAATGCTGTGATGAAGATTGTACAACCGAAGATTGTGATGGTATCGATGGTGTTAAATTTACTTTCATTGGTGCAGATGATAGTGAAGATGAAATAGCTCTACCCTTTACTATGCCTTCTGTAGAATATATTAACACCGAAGTTGTAGACACTACATCTATGGAATTAGATGCAAGCCATTATCTATACAAGAGATATTATGGTAGACCAAATTTTATAGATAATATAATGCAACCATGTCCGCCAAAATCTTTTGGTATAGGATTACCTCCAAGTGGCTTCAACCTATGTAATGCCTACTATGATGATTGGCTCAGATATCTAGTACAATGGGCTTCTTCTGCAACCTGGACATGTGTAACTAAAAGAATAACTAGCTTATCTGCAACCAAGAGTGGTGGTTATATAACTGCTTCTGGAAGTAGAACTATTCGATTTGAATACACTCTTTCAGCTATAGCTAGTCGTTCAATTAAATATGAACAATATACTTACAGACCACAATTAGCAGGTATTATTGATGAGGGTAATGCCGATCCCCAATATTGGACTGAGAAACTATGTGGTTCTATTTCACCTTATCCACTTGTTGACTATCCGTGGGGAGTACCATGTCATTACGAAGGATACGGCCCATACGATATAGGATGTTATAATGTCGACAACGAAGTCCTTATCCAGGAATCAGAAGCCTCAGCAGAAGTTACTAAGACAGCAGCCTATGGGTATCAATGTGCTATTAGTAAGACTATATGTTGTGAACCAGGTTTCAAGACATTCAAGAGTTTCAAACCCAACCATATAGGAGCTATAAATTATGGACTAGGTGGTGTATCTCCTGCCACTAAATATACTGTACAAGCCCCTATGTGTCCTGTTGTTATAGCCGGTTCTTTTGCTCCACAGAATTGTGAATTTGCACCTGTAAATCCAGGACCCAACCCCGCCCCTCAAGAATATCCTGATCTAACATGTCAAATACAAATACCTAAAACTTGTACTACAACATATGCCGCTCCATATTTACCAGCAACAGTGTATCTAACTAATATACTTGACACTCTCCAATATGGTAGACCATCATATTACGATCGTACATTCTACAATGTTCGTGATCGAGTTGTATGTCAAGACACATCAACTACGATAGGATCGGCACATGATGATATTCGAATGATAGAAATGGAACTATATTAAATGACTGAAAGGCTAATTTGTAGTAATTGTAATGCTAAGTATCCACCGGGTTATAAGGGTATATTAACATGCTGCTCTCCCCAGAAACAGGATGACGGCTTTACCCCGATAGATGAAATCAAGGTTATAAAATCTACTGAACACAGATACGTTAGAAAACCCATAACTCCCAATAATTGTAACAAATACCATTACGATCGATACGAAATATGTAAAGATTGTAAACACTACAAGATTGAAGCTAGTAGGGAGATATGTCAATTACAAGTTAATAAAGGCAAAGCTGGATTACTATGGCATCCACGAGGAATACCTAATATGGACACTACTTGCCCAGAAGGTTTATGGACTAAAGTAGAACAACGTCCACCCGTAACTGAATGTGTAGCAGTAACTGCACTATCTACTAAGTTACATAGTTTCGATAGACAACGTATGTGTCTACAAACATGGAAACTACAAGGTTTGAAAATCTATGCTATCAACACCAAAGACGAGATAGATCAGATAAAAAACCAATATAAAGATGTGGACGTGTGGATAGAACAGAACGAAGTTAGTACGGACTACAACTATCCTACACAGCTAATCCGGAATATGGCTAACGTAGCCATCGATTTAGATACACCTATATTACTCATTAATAGTGATATAGAAATGTACGACGTTACACCATTCTTAAACATATCAGACGATGTACAACGTATAGGTATAAGATGGAACTACGACACTGAGTACAGTCAGATAATAGAATTCCAATATGGGCTAGACTTATTCTCCTTCACCCCAGGACAAGCAAGATTACTACCTACAAACTTTCCATATGCTATTGGACAAGCTATGTGGGATTATGCTGTACCTCATATACTTCGTCTAAACGGCATTAAATTAGATATAGTACATCAACCTGTATTATTTCATAAAAACCATATTCAGAACTGGAATGATGAGGGTTGGAAGTTTGGATGGAAATGGTTACGTAAAAATTATAGTGGTCCTTTATTTACCATTGCCCGTAGTGATGTATTTCGGGAAGCTATGGAAGATAACTATCGATACGATCATCGTTTAGGTAAATACGTTAAGAAGAAAAGGAATAAAGTATGACGGATGACCTACACACATGTTTCTTTAGATTTCTACGAACTAGAGAATCCATCCTATTCTTGCTCCTGGGAGTAGTAGTATATTTCAATACATATACATATCTATCTATGTTAGGAATAGTTATAGGTATTGTATTATATGTAATTACTGAGAAGTCAGCACATATAGCAATGCATCACAATAAATGCAATCCATTCTACATGACTCATCGTATTCACCATAGTACACATACACCTGAAAGCGGTATACCTCAATGGTGGTTATTCGGTGTATATGGATTAGTGACTATCATATCTATTCTATTACATCGTCCATTCTTTAGTGGACTATGGATAGGTGTATTGTGTATGTTAATTCTATACGAATGGATACACTATCTATATCACTGTGACTACACTCCCAGGACTCGTCTAGGAAACAACCTAAGACAACACCATCTACAACACCACGTAAATCCATCCACCAATTTCGAAGTTATTATTCCAACTAAGGAAAAGAACAATGTTTAAAATACTAGCATTTGATTGTTTCAATACTTTATTCGATGTATCGTCTCTACGTGAGAGTGGTGAACTTAGACGATATGCAAATGAAGTTAGAAGTCCATTAACATCTGGATGGCAACCATACACATTTAATGAGGAATGGTATAAGATACGTCCTTTCCCAGAAACACTAGAAGCATGGCCCATGTTCAAACGTAA